TGATGTAAAAAAACATATCGGCATTGGAAAATATGACGACCTAAAAGGTGGCGCAGATATTATTCAACCGCTTGGTGGTCTTATTGGTGACAAAGAGGCTGCGAATATGCTGCGCCAAGCAGGGATTCCTGGTGTCCGGTATTTAGACCAAGGATCACGAGGGTCAGGAAAAGGGACTAGCAATTTTGTCGTGTTTCCTGGAGAAGAAGAAGCAGTGCGTATCTTGAACGTCGAATGATCGTAAACCACGATCCATACTGGCATTGTGTGATAGATGACTTCTTCACCAATCCAGATCAGCTAGCAAAAGAGTTCCCAGATCCAGACGATCCATGCTGGTTTCGGTATGACAATCCACTAGAGGTCAAGCGTACCTGTAACGACTGGCACAGATTCCCACCAGAGACATACAAGACCTTTGCTTGGTTAACCAGCGACAAGTTCACACAGAACCTAGAATCGATGGTAGACGAGGATCTGTTCGCTGACCAAGGACTACACGGTGGTGGTTGGCATCAGCACAGCAGAGGAGGGAAGCTCAATGTTCACCTGGACTACAACATACATCCAAAGCTACATCTACAACGTAGGCTTAACCTTATTGTTTACCTGTCTCCTGCATGGGAATCGTCCTGGGGTGGTGGGTTGGGCCTGTACCAGGACAGCAGAACTCTTGCAAAGGTCATTGAGCCGAAGTTCAACCGAGCAGTGATCTTCGACACCAGAGGCTCATGGCATGGACTGCCTGATCCAATCCAATGTCCAGCAGGTGTAACCAGAAACTCAATCGCTGTATACTATTTGTCTGAACCGGCAACAACCACAGACAATCGTAAGAGAGCATTGTTTGCACCAACACCGGAGCAGATGGGTGATCCAGAGATCGAAAGGCTGATTAAGGATCGAGTAAAACCGATGACCCGTTAGGAGTCGGAATGATAGAGAAGATTGGAATCGACAAGCTGATTCCATACGCCAGGAATGCGCGTACACACTCGGACGAGCAAGTTGCACAGATTGCTGCCAGCATCCGAGAGTTTGGGTTCAACAACCCTGTCTTGATAGCAGACGACAACAGCATCATTGCCGGTCACGGCAGGGTGATGGCTGCTCGAAAGCTAAACCTGTCAGAAGTGCCTTGTATCAGGTTGAGTCATCTGTCAGAGACTCAGCGGAAGGCTTACATCCTGGCCGACAACAAACTCGCGCTGAATGCTGGATGGGAGAACAACCTCCTATCTGTCGAGCTAGATGAGCTTGTCAATAGCGGGTTTGACATCAGCCTTACTGGTTTCACGCAAGAGGAAATGGATGCGCTGAAGCCAATAGAGGTGACGGAAGGCCTGACGGACGAGGATGAGACTCCAGAGGTTCCGGATGAGCCTGTCACACGATTGGGTGATGTCTGGCTGCTAGGCAAGCATCGGGTGATGTGTGGGGACAGTACGAGCATCGAAGCATTAGAAACGCTTTGTTCTAACCAGTTGGTCGATATGTGGCTTACAGATCCACCCTACAACGTGGCTTACGAAGGCAAAACAAAAGATGCTTTGACTATTAAAAACGATTCAATGGGAGATTCTGAGTTCCGGCAATTTTTGCGTGATTGTTATGTTGCTGCTGATGCAGTAATGAAACCGGGATCGGTGTTTTACATTTGGCATGCTGACTCGGAGGGATATAACTTTCGCGGTGCTGCTAATGATGCTGGATGGAAAGTTAGGCAGTGTCTTGTTTGGAAAAAGCAAACGATGGTTATGGGTAGACAGGACTACCATTGGAAGCACGAGCCGTGTTTGTATGGCTGGAAGGATGGTGCTGGACACCTTTGGGCTTCGGATCGCAAGCAAACTACAATCTTAGAGTTTGATCGACCAAGCCGCAACGGTGATCATCCAACTATGAAGCCGGTGGCGCTGTTTGAGTATCAGATGCTTAATAACACTAAGGGTAGTGACTTGGTGCTTGACTCCTTTGGTGGCTCCGGCACTACCCTGATTGCTGCCGAAAAGAATGGTCGAGTGGCTAGGCTGATGGAACTCGATCCAAAATATTGCGACGTAATCGTAAAGCGATGGCAAGACTTCACAGGCAAGAAAGCAACACTAGAATCGACTGGTCAATTGTTCGATGAAGTAGGAAACAATCGTGGCTAGAAAAATAGGGGCGAAGGATCATAAGCCTACAGAAGAAAACCGTAGGCTGGTCAAGATGCTTGCTGCGGTAGGTGCAAGGGTTGATGACATTGGTACAAAGCTAGGCATCAGCCATGACACTGTGCTGAAGTATTACAGGCAGGAGCTAGAGGAGGGTAGGATCGATGCCAATGCTCAGGTTGCTCAGACTCTGTTCCAGCAAGCCAAGTCAGGTAACACCGCGGCGATGATCTTTTGGATGAAGACTCGCGCAGGGTGGAAAGAAAAATCTACTCATGAGCTTGTCGGTGCTGACGGTGGGCCTATTCAATCGGCAATGATCTTAGAGGTAGCAGGTGTCGAGGCAAAGAGTCGAGATACCGAATAAGCTGCTTCCGCTGTTCAAACCAGCGCGATACAAGATCCTCCACGGTGGTCGAGGCAGCGGTAAGTCCTGGTCGATTGCTAGAGCACTGGTAGCGCTCGGAGCATCCAAGCAGATCAGGGTGCTATGCGCTAGGGAGACGCAGAAATCCATTCAGGAGTCTGTGCATAGACTGCTGAAGGATCAGATCAGTCTGCTCAACCTAGATAGCCTGTATGAGGTGCAGGAGAACCGCATCATAGGTTCCAACGGGACAGAGTTCACATTTGCAGGTATTCGCCAGCAAGGTGTGGCAAATATGAAGTCCTACGAAGGGACTGACATATGTTGGGTGGAAGAGGCACAGGTTGTCACCCGCAAGTCCTGGGATGTTCTGATACCAACCATCCGCAAGCCGGGATCAGAAATCTGGATCAGCTTCAATCCAGAACTCGATACGGATGAGACCTTTACTCGGTTTGTCGCGCATCCACCGTCTGACTCATGGGTCTGTGAGGTCAATTGGTCTGACAACCCTTGGTTTCCTCCTGAACTCGACAAAGAGCGCAGAGACTGGCTAGACAGAGATCCGCAGGGTTATCTGACAGTCTGGGAGGGTCGATGCAGACCCGCGGTTGATGGTGCTATTTACGCCAGTGAGATTGAGGCTCTACAGCGAGAAGGCCGGATTAGGTCTGTTCCATACGATCCGACATTGAAAGTCCACACTGTCTGGGATCTTGGATGGAATGACTCCATGTCGATCATCTTTGTCCAGAAGGTTGCGTCAGAAGTTAGGATCATTGACTTTATCGAGGACAGTCACAGAACGATTGACAGTTATGTCATGGAGATCGAATCAAGAAAATGGCGATGGGGTACAGATTTCATTCCGCACGATGGAGCGCATAAAAACTTCCAGACCGGTAGATCCACACAGAACCTATTAGAAACGCTTGGGAGGCGCGTAACAGTGCTTCCAAGGGGTAGTCCAGAGGAAGGCATCAGAATCGCTAGGATGGTCTTTCCAAGGGCTTATTTCGATACTGACAAAACGATGGAGCTAGTCAACCATCTAAAACGGTATCGCAGGGCTATCAATCAGGTGACGCAAGAGGCTGGCGCACCATTGCACGATGAGCATTCTCACGCTGCTGATGCGTGGCGTTATCTTGCAGAGTCACTGGAAATGATGTCCAATGACGATTGGGGTAAACCGATCAAACATAGTGCAAAATGGGTGGTTTGATGCTAGTTCCGCAGGGAAACATCGTTTTACGTCGAGATTTTGACCAAGTTGTCTATGAGCTTCGTGAGCGTATTCGCCAGCTAGAGCAGGAGATTGCTGCGCTGAAACAGTCTGAGCCACCTCCGAAGCGTCAATACACTCGCAGGGCAGAGGTGCAAAATGGATGAAGGTAGGCTCAAGGGCATTCTGTCGTCTGAGATTGATGACGCTATTGGCTATCTCGACACAGAGACTTCCGCTGAACGCGCAAAAGCGATGGACTACTACCTCCGCAAGCCTTATGGCAACGAGGTAGAAGGTCGCTCACAGATCATCACCGCAGAGGTTGCAGAGGCTGTAGACGGTGCTCTGCCTGATCTGATCCGGGTATTCACTCGCGCTGATGACATCATCCAATATGATCCTGTTGGCCCAGGTGATGAGGAAGGTGCGAAGCAAGCAACGGACTACGCAAACTGGGTGTTCTACAAGCAAAACCCTGGTTTCACCATCCTGCATCACTGGTTCAAGGATGCGCTGCTTCAGAAGACCGGTACGGTCAAAGCGTATTGGGATGAGAAGCTGGATGTGATCGAGGAGGTTTACAAGAACCTCTCAGAGATCGAGCTTGCACTGTTGCTGGCAGACGGAACCAGACAGGTTGTTGCAGAGCAGATCGAGGAAGTCGAGGTTGACGGTCAGGTCATGCAGACGCGCAGCGTTGTCGTCCAGCAGCGCAACAAGATCGGTCGCGTTGTCGTGGAGAACGTACCGCCAGAAGAGTTGATCGTCTCCAAGAAGGCTAGAACCGTTCAGGATGCGCCATTCCTTGCTCACCGTACTCTGGTTCCCAGGTCAATCCTGATCCAGATGGGGTTCAATAAAGAGATTGTGGATGCTCTGCCAGCATTCAACAGTCTGGACTTCACCGAGGAGCGTCTTGCTCGATACACACCTGGAGAGGAGCCTTTCGAGGTCACCTCGCTGGATGAGTCGATGCAGGAGGTCGAGGTTTTCGAGTGCTACATTTATGTGGACTATGACGGTGACGGTCTTGCTGAGTTGCGTAAGATTTTTTACAGCAACAGCCAGATTCTGAGCAACGAGAAGACGGACTATGTTCCGTTCCATGTAATCTGCCCGATCCCGATCCCGCATAAGTTCTTTGGGCAATCGCTAGCAGACAGGACGATTGATCTGCAACTGATCAAGTCTACCCTGGTGCGTCAGTCGCTGGATAACCTGTATCTGTCGAACAACGCTCGGATGGGTGTGGTCGAAGGTCAGGTCAACATCGATGACTTGCTCAATGTGACTCCGGGTGGTGTTGTCAGGATGAAGAGTCCCAACGCTATGACTCCGATCAATGTTCCATCCATCGGTGATCAAATCTTCCCGATGATGGGCTATTTCGATCAGGTTCAGCAGAAACGGACTGGTGTGTCGGATGCTCAACAGGGACTAGATCCAAACATCCTGCAAAACGTCACTGCTGCTGCTGTTGCTGCGGTGACCAACGCTGCTCAAGGCAAGATTGAACTGATCGCCAGGATCTTTGCTGAGACAGGGGTTAAATCGCTGTTCAAGGGCATTCTGCACCTGCTCTGCAAGTATCAGGACAAGCAAGTCCTGATGCGGATGCGCGGCAAGTTTGTGCCGATGGATCCGCGAGAGTGGTCGAATCAGTACGATGTCAGCATCCGTGTCGGTCTTGGGACTGGTACGAAGCAAGAACAGATGGCGATGCTTCAGATGGTGCTTGCAAAGCAGGAGCAGATCCTACAGTTGGCAGGGCCAGCTAACCCGTTGGTCAGTATCGGGCAATACAGGGCGACTCTTGGTCGGTTTGTTGAGGCTGCTGGATTCAAGGACTCAACTGAGTTCTTCAAGGACATCACTCCAGAGCAGGATCAGCAACTGTCCAATCCTCCTCCGCAGCAACCGCAGCCCAATCCTGCTGTCGATGCCATGATTGCCCAGGCTCAAGCGCAGATCCAGATCGAGCAGCAGAAAGCGATGGCGGCAATCGAGACTCAACGGATGAAGGCTCAAGCCGATATTCAGTTGGCTAGAGAGAAGGCTGCTGCTGAACTCCAGTTGAAGCAACAAGAGTTTGAGGCAGAGGCACAACTGAAAGCTGCCAAGATCGGTGCTGGTATTAGTGCCAACGTAGAGATCCCAGGATGAACCCAGAACGCGCAGCGAATCTGCTCCGGGATGATGAGTTTGTCAGGGAACTGGAAAGCCTGAAACAAGGGTTTGTTGACAGGATTGTTAACTCTAGTGATCACGAGGTTGACGCTAGAGAAAATTCCTATAGAATGATTCGCGCAATAGATTTGATCAAAAGTCATTTCCAAGCGATTGCCGATACGACTGAGATCAGGTCGAAACGATGGAAAATTTTGTGAGGGTTTGAATGGACACTACTCCGCAAGGAAGTGGACAGCTTGATGTAAACAGTGGCGCTGCCGCAATTCTTGGACTGATGGGCGATGCTGAAGGCGAAAAGCCTGACCAGCAGGAACCGCAGGAAGAGGTTGTTGAGCAGGAGCAGGAACAGACTGAGCAGGTTGAGGAAACTCCGCGCTACCGGGTGAAAGCCGCAGGTGAGGAACGCGAAGTAACCTTGGATGAACTGATCAAGTCTTACCAGCTTGGCACGGATTACACGCAGAAAACCCAGTCGCTCGCGGAACAGCGTAAAGCTCTGGAAGCAGAGAAACAAGCTGTCGAGCAAGCGAAAACTCTCCGAGATCAGTATGCCGAGCGTCTGCAAGCTATTCAGCAGGTTCTGGCAGAACAGTCGAAGGGAGAGAACCTTGAGGCACTGAAAGAATCTGATCCAATCGGATACGCGGTCAGAGTCGCAGAGTTACAGCAGCGCCGAGAGCAACTAGCAGCAGTCCAAGCAGAACAGCAACGAATTGCCTACCAGCAACAATCGGAGCATCAGCAGAGACTTGCAAGCATCGTTGCCGAGGAACAGCAGAAGCTGGCTCAAGCGATCCCTGAGTTTGCAGATCCACAGAAGGGTGAAACGGTTAGAGGCGAGATCAGGACTTACGCCAAACAACTCGGTTTCACGGATCAGGAACTTGCCCAGGTTTACGATTCACGCGCTGTCCTGACTCTCTGGAAAGCCGCGCAGTACGACAAACTTCTGTCTCAGAAGCCGGGTGTCCAGAAGAAGGTTGCAGAAGCTCCGAAAGTGTTGAAACCGGGAACCAGTAGGCCGGTAAACACAGAGGAGATGGCAATCAGGGATCAGCGCAAAGTCCTGAAAAAGACCGGCAAAGCGCGAGACGCTGCTGCCATTTTTGAACGATTCCTGTAAGGATTTTGAAATGAGCACTTTTACCGCACACAGCGCAATCGGTATGCGCGAAGACCTGATTGATGTCATCTACGACATCAGTCCTACCGAAACCCCGATCCTGTCCACTTTGGCTCGCACCAAAGCGACTGCTGTGTACCATGAGTGGCAGAGTGATTCGCTTGCTGCTGCTACGACTGCGAACGCAGCGGTCGAGGGTGCAGACGCGGTTGCTACCACGATCAGTCCTACTGTTCGTCTTGGCAACTATACGCAGATCGTGCAAAAGACGATCAGCATCTCCAACACGCTGGAAGCCGTTAACAAGGCTGGCCGGAAGTCGGAGAAGGCGTATCAGCTTTCCAAGGCTGCGTCTGAGCTTAAGCGTGACATGGAAACCATCATCACTGCCAACCAAGGGCAGACTGCTGGTTCATCGTCTACTGCTCGGAAACTCGGTGCGATTCTGTCCTGGCTGAAGACCAACACTTCCGCTGGTACGTCCGGCACTGATCCCACGACGATTGGTGTTTCGACTCGCTCGGATGGTGCTACCCGAACCTTCACCGAGACGCTGCTGAAGGATGTTGTTGCCGAGGTGTTTGTTTCTGGTGGCAATCCGAAACTGCTGGTGGTCAACAGCGGTCTGAAGCAGAAGGTGTCGAGCTTCGCGGGTATCGCAGCACAGCGTTACATGGCTCCTGGTGACCAACCCACTACGATTATTGGTGCGGCTGATGTCTACATGAGCGACTTTGGAACGCTGTCGGTCACCCCGGATCGCTTCATGCGTACCAGGGATGCACTGCTGCTCGATCCTGAGTACGCTGCGGTTGCGTATCTGCGTCCGTTTGCGACGAATGATCTGGCTAAGACCGGCGATGCTGAGAAGACTCAGTTGCTCGCTGAGTTCACGCTGGAGATGCGGAATGAGGCTGCTCACGGTATCGTGGCTGACTTGAATCCGGCGCTTTAATCAGTAGTAACTGATGGGAGGGAGTGGGGAAACCTGCTCCCTCTTTTTGCATGAAAGACTTATTCAGCATTAGCGAGACTCGCTACACCGTAGCGACACTGCAAGATGATCAAGTTATCCTGACCACAAAGCAGGATGTGTCTGAAATCGTCGAAGCAAATAAACAACAGGTCAACGCTGCAACCAAGAAGGTTGACAATGTTATGACCCACATTGCCAGGATTCCAGACACGGTGATCGATGTCCTCAACAAGATGGGCATCATGCGTGGATTCATGGTGACAGACGAAAAACGATTTAAGGCTTGGTTGAATGACCCTGATAACCGAGTCTGGAGGACTTACCCAGGAAGCGTGTAAGGAGGAGCATGAAGGTTGCAATCTGTGTCCCATGCAGGGACGAGGTGATGAGCGGATTCTGTTTTGACCTAGCAAGGTTGGTCGGATACGAGGCAAAACGGGGTCAGAACGAAATACAACTGTTGCAGATGCCAGGAACGCTGATCTTCACTCAGCGAGAGAAGCTGGCACAGGAAGCTCTGGAATGGGGTGCAGACCAAGTTCTGTGGATTGACTCTGATCAGCGATTCCCTGCTGACACGCTGGAGATCCTTCAGGCTAGGCAAGTACCGATCTGCGGTGTTAACGCTACAACGCGCAGAGAACCGATTCTGCCGACTGCGTTGAACCTTAAGATTGAGCGGGAGATGCTCAACGGCAAGCCAGGAGATCCGAAACAGGTCTGGCACAAGGTTGAAAGCAGGGGTAAAAAGGGTGTTGAACAGGTGACCGCAGTGGGTTTTGCGGTTACACTTGTCAACAGGGAAGTGTTTGAGAAGATCCCTAGACCGTGGTTTGATGTCATCTGGACTGATCACGGCAATGTCATCGGTGAGGATGTTACATTCTGCGTCCGGTGCATGGAGAATGACATTCCGGTGTTTGTTGATCATGAACTGTCAATGCACATCGGACATATTGGCGTCAAGACCTTTGGATGGGATGACGTAAAACATGGCCCTAGCAACTTACAGCGACCTGAAAACAGCAGTCGCAAACTATCTCGCAAGAAGCGATCTAAGTAGTCAGATCCCTGACTTCATCCAGCTTGCAGAGATTCGTTTACGCAGAGACGTTCGTATTCGTCAGATGCTGAAATTGTCTTACACCACATCAGTTGGTGGAGACTCTACAGTTCAACTGCCAGCAGATTTTCTGGAGATGCGGAATCTGTACTTATCCACAAACCCAGAACAGCCGTTAACGTATCAATCACCATCAATCTTTACTCGCAACACTAGGACTACTGAGTCCGGTAGACCTCAGTTCTATACGCTGCTGGCAAACGAGATTCAGATGTCTCCAGTGCCTGATACGAACTATGAGGTGTATATGCTCTATTACGCTGCTCCAGCGTTTTTGAGCGACTCCAACACAACTAATGTGTGGACTACCAACTGTCCTGATTTGCTGCTTTACGGGTCTTTAACAGAGGCAGAACCGTATCTTATGAACGATGCTCGATTGCAGACCTGGGCAGCGTTGTTCAGCAAAGGTTTGGAGTCTCTTACTGTGTCAGATGATCGAGCGGAGTTTAGTGGCTCACCGATTACTATGCGCGTTGCATCCAGATGACAACGATCATATTGCCTCCAACTAGGATCGATATTGAGACACTTTCTGGGACATGGACTGTTCCTGCAAATGTCAGACAGATCATGGTTGAGGCAATTGGTCAGGGTGCGACTGGCAGCGCCAATGGTGGTGGAGGTGGTGCGTATGCCAGGGTAAATCTGCTGAATGTCACTCCTGGGCAGACGGTCTATTATCAGTGTGTTGCGTATCAATCAGTGGCAACACAAGGGTTTGATGTTTGGCTGAACACACAAACCAACGAGCCTCCAAACAACAAGAGTTTAGGTTTAGTTGCCAAGGGTGGTGCTACTGGTTTGAACGGTGGTGCTGGAGGGAACGCATCTGAGTGTGTTGGTGATGTTGTTTACTCGGGTGGGAATGGCGGGATAGGCACTGGCTCGACAGGTGGCAGCGGTGGTGGTGGTGGTGCTGCTGGCCCGAATGGGGCAGGTGCAAACGGTGGGGACGGATTTAACTCTACGGTCGATGGTTCTGGTGGTGGTGGTGCGGCAAACGGTGGGTTTGTTGGTCAAGCTGCGACTGCTCTAGCTGGCGGCAATGGCGGGAACAACAGACTGAACACTGGTGGCGGTGCTGCTGGAACGCAGACTGTTTTAGCGTCTGCTGGCACGAATGGCGGTGGTGGTGGTGGCAGTTATGCTTCATCCACTGGAGGGGACTTCCGTAGGGGTTCCAATGGATCAATGGAAGTCATTTGGGTTGACAGTGCAACTGGCTTGCAAGCAGGCCCAGGTGCAGGTGGTGGTGGTTCCAGAGGGCTACAGAGCGGTGGTAGTGGAGCCAACTACGGTGGGGGTGCTGGTGGTTTTCTGGGTGCTGGTCAAGGCAGTGGTTTGGTGGTGATCACGGTGTTAAATTGGGCAGATGATCCTGTCGAAACCAACTCTTGGTCTAGCACTGCGGAAGTGGCTAATTCATGGCAAAATGCTAGTCAATCAACAAATTACTGGAGTTAACGATGGCTGCTCCTTTTTCTACTACACCGGACAGTTGCGCTGTCAACTGCATTGCAATCACTCCTGCTGACTCGGATCTTGTTCAGCCGGTTCGTGCGCTCTACATTGGTGGATCAGGCAATCTGCGGATCAGCGACACGGGTGGCGGAGCGGTGACGTTTAGCAATGTCCCTGCTGGAGTCATCCTGCCGGTGATGGCAAAGAGAGTCTGGTCTACCGGAACGACTGCCAGCAACATTGTTGGGCTGATCTAATGCTGCTCGGACTCAATCTCAAGCTGCCTAATCTTAGGTCGATGGGTGGCTATATTCCGGTTCCTGGCGCACCGTTTGTGGTGAAGGATTCATCCGGGAATAACTATTCAATCGGTCTGCCGGTGAGAAATTCATCCGGTGTTGACTACACGGTTGCATCGTCTGCTAAGACCAGCGACGGAACCGAGTATTACCCAATTTGAGGTAAATCATGGCCGTTTGCTCTGCTCCGGGATGCGCCAAAGATGCAAAGCAAAGAACGCTTTGTTGGACGCACTACACTCGGCAGCGGCGGTACGGCTCTTTTGAGATGCAAAAGAAAGACCTTTTTCAGATGTTTGCTGAGTCTGTCGAGGTAGACGAGCCTGATAAGTGTTGGTTGTGGACTGGGAATGTTTTGAAGACTGGTTTGGGTTACGGTCGGATAAATATCAATCGTAAAAGCTATCTTGCTCATCGATTGTCTTATGAGTATTTGAATGGTGACTTACCAAACGACAAACTGGTTTTGCATCATTGTGACAACGCAAGATGTGTAAATCCTCATCACCTGTATGCTGGTGACTACAAGCAAAACGCAATTGATCGATCCGTAAGAAAGCCTAACAGTTACGCTGTTGGGTCTAAGGCTGCGCAAGCAAAACTGACGGATGATCAAGTTATTTCAATTAGGCAAGATGATCGTTCTTGCTACGCTTTGGCTAAACAATACGGTGTATCGCCATCATTGATCAGCATGGTGAAAAACCGTAAAGTCTGGAAACATTTAGGAGCTTGACCATGCCACCAGCATTTGAGGTTTTGTTACTGAACACAGCAGTCCCGCAGATCCAAGCGGCACAGTCTGGCGACACCTATGTCGTCCCTCGGGACATTGCGTTCTCAGCTGCGCTCACGCTGTCGGCTGGCACTGCTAATGGTGTGCCGTACCTCAACGGCTCCAAAGTCCTGACTACGGGGAGTGCGCTGACGTACAACGGAACAGGGCTCGGCGTAGGCATTTCAAGTGCCGGATATTTGGTTGATATTTCTACCCCCCTGACTGGAACCACAGTCGGCTCAAACGTAGCGCTAAACCTTGAGTCACAAGCATCTGGGCGTGATGTTGAAATTCGCATGGGGGATACAGTCAATTCGTCTGGGCGCTTTGGCTATTTGTCTGGTTCACTGTATTGGGCTTTTGGTTCAACCGAACAAATGCGCCTGACCTCCACAGGTCTGGGGATTGGGACGAGTTCGCCTGATAGTAAATTGGTTGTTCAAGGAGGAAGTGGAACATACGCGCAGATCAAAGACGGGACAGTCAACATTTTTATCCAAGCGCGTTCTGTTGATTCTGCTGGTGTTATTGGCACACTGACTAACCATGCGCTTCAGTTTTGGACAAACTCTGCGGTTAAAGCCACCATCGACTCCTCCGGCAACCTCGGCTTGGGGGTGACTCCGAGTGCTTGGAATAGTGCAACCAAAGCAATGCAAATCAGCACTGCCGCCACTTTCTGGGGTCTTAACAACAATCAGGCGTATGTTGGCTCCAACAGTTTTTACGACTCCCTTGGGAATTTCAAATACATCGTAACTGACAACGCTACGCAGTATCGACAGTGGCAAGGCGCTCACGCTTGGTTCAACGCCCCCTCCGGCACCGCAGGTAACGCTATTACGTTCACCCAAGCCATGACGCTGGATGCGAGTGGGAATTTGGGTATTGGGACGAGTTCGCCGGACAGCGGCTTCCAGTTGACCGCTTATGCGGATGTCGCGGGGGCAATCCGAGTTCGCGGCGGCGGTACTGGGTCAAACACTGCCCGTACTGCAAGCCTGTCACTTTTGTCAAGCGGTAACGAAGAATGGATTGTGCGAGGTGCTAATGACTCGCTGCGCTTCCTTCAATCGTCCACCGAACGCGCCCGTATCACCAGCGGGGGGAATTTTAAGATCGGAGGCAGCGCAGACCGTGCTACGACTGAAGGGACAAATCAACTGGTGCTGTTTAACGGAACAGCTCCTGTCGGAACACTCACCAACGGCGTGTCGTTTTACTCAGCGTCTGGCGAAGCGCGGGTTATGGATGCTGCGGGTAACTCAACCCTGCTGTCTCCGCACGATCAGACCACTAATGAGTGGATCTTCCATTCCAAGCACACCCCGACCGGCAAGGTTTTGAAGATCGATGTCGAGCGTCTGCTGAAATTCGTCAACGACCATTTCGGTCTTGACGCTGTTCACGAGTTTATCGAGGACTAAATCATGACCACCACTTGGACAATCTCCCAGTTTGACCGCCGCACCTCTGACGGATTTGTAACCACAGCCCATTGGTCTTGCTCCGCACAAGACGGTGACTATTCTGGTCGCGTCTACTCCACCTGCTCATGGCCCGATGGTCAGCCGGTGATTCCCTATGCTGACCTGACGCAAGAAGAAGTGCTGGGCTGGATCTGGACTTCTGGCGTAGACAAAGACGCAACTGAGGCTGCTGTCGCTGCACAGATCGAAGCGCAGAAGAACCCGGTGAGTGCAACTGGAGTGCCCTGGTAATGCAAGAGTTCACGATCAAAATCACGGTTGAAGAAGCCAACATCATTGCGATGGGGCTGGGCAAACTGCCGCTGGAAGTGTCTGTTGCGATCTGGCAAAAACTGCGTGAGCAGATTCAGCAGCAGACGGAACAGAAAGAATGAGGATTGCATTCGGTCAGTGGACACCAGATCGGCCAGGGGTTTCTGGGAACCTGACCGAGGCTAAGAACATCTACCCTACAGCATCCGGGTATGCGTCTCTCAACGGGACTGCAAACCTGTCTGATGCTGCAAGCCAAAATCTGCTGACGGTGTTCCCTGGTCGATGGGCTGGCGCTACCACTCTGTTTGCTGCTGGCGCTACCAAAATTTTCAAGTTCGATCCTGCTGATGCTGATCTGGATGATGTCTCCAGGACTCCTACAGTTTATTCCTCAACCGATTACTGGCAGTTCACTCAGTTTGGCTCTCAGGTGATCGCATCCAACGGTGTGGACAAACTGCAAGCCTGGAACATGGCATCCAGCACAAGGTTTGCTGACCTTGCCGCTGCTGCTCCTACAGCATCGTTCGTGACTGTTGTGCGGGACTTTGTTGTTGCTGGCAAGACCTCAACCTACCCTAACAGGGTGTTTTGGTCTGACATTAACGATGAGACAGACTGGACTCCTGGTGCTGCCAGCCAATCCGACACGCAGGACATCCCTGATGGTGGCGAGATCCGTGGCATAACTGGTGGTGAGTTCGGTGTAGTGCTGATGGAGCGTGGTCTGTATCGCATGACCTACATCGGCGCTCCATTGTTCTTTCAGTTCGACAACATTGCTCGAAACGTAGGTTGCTACGAGTCTCGATCTATCACTCAGTATGGCCCGATGACGTTCTTCCTGAGCGATGACGGGTTCTTCATGACCGATGGTCAGCAGGTCAAGCCTATCGGTGCAGAGCGGGTTGATAGGTGGTTCTACGCTAACGCAGATCCATCTCAGTTCACGAAGATGAGTGCTGCTGTCGATCCGGTCAATAAACTGGTGCTGTGGTGCTTCCGGGACATCTTCAACGTCCAGAAGCTCCTGATCTATAACTGGTCTACAGATCGTTGGTCACACGGTGACTCTGGTGCTGACTACATTTCCAGCATTGCGACTGCGTCCACAACTCTGGAACAGTTGGACAACATCTCTGCGAGTATTGATGCGCTGCCAGCCTCTCTGGACTCGCGTCTGTGGACTGGTGGCAAACTGATCCTGGGTGGTGTATCCGGGGCCAGGATTGTGACCTTTGCTGGAACTGATCTCACTGGAACGATCAACACAGGTGACATCACCGTAGAGGGCCAGGAAACGCTTATACGGCTCGCTAGGCCACAGATCGACAACGGTAGTGCCACGGTATCAGTCGCAAGCAGGAAGCGCTTGGATGGGGCTATAAGCTACTCCACAGCGGTTGCTGCTGATAGCGAGAACCGGGTGAGTCTCAGATCCAGGGGAAACTACCATCGGCTAAGTATCACCCCGACAGGGAACTACGATACTGCTGTTGGTGTGGATGTGGACATCGTTCCTGTTGGTGGGCGCTGATGTTTCGCAGGTTGCCTCAGCAGGGTGGTAGTCAGCGAGAGGTTGCTGAAGTTGTCAATCGAGTTCTGGATGGCAAAGTCAACTCTGTTGGGTTGGTGACTCTGGCAACCGGGAACGCTACGACAACGACCCTGTACGACGCTAGGATTAGCCCTGACAGCATTATTCTGTTCGTCCCCTACTCTGCTGCTGCCATAGCAGATGCAGTCCCATACGGGGCATTTCAGGACACCACAGACCAGACCGCTGCCAGCACCACTGCTGCCTATGCTGTTACGCTCAACACGACGGATTACGCTGTTGGTGTTGCCATTGTCAGCAGTTCTCAGATTACTGTCCGATCTGCTGGTGTGTACAACATTCAGTTTTCGTTCCAGTTTGCCAACACTAATGTGGCGATCCAAGATGTAGACGTTTGGTTCAGGAAAAACGGTACGGATATTGCTGGATCAAACAGTAAGTTTTCAGTGCCTAATTCTCATGGTGGTACGGATGGGCATTTGATTGCTGCTCTAAATTTTTACTTGGAAATGGCAGCAGGTGATTATGTTCAGTTGATGTGGTCTACTACTTCGACGGATGTAAGTCTAGAACAGCTTGCAGCGCAAACGAATCCGACTCGACCGACAACACCAAGCGCAATCGTCACGATCAACAAGGTAGACGAGTCATCTTCGTCTGACATTTACGCATCCAATCAGTTGCAAGGCGAATGCACAGTTAATCACTTTGCCAACTCGACTGCGGATAAGACGTATCGATATGTCGTCCTCGGTTAGAGTGTTTGTGGAGCCGCAGAAGTTGCGGGAAGTGTGGGAATTTGTACGGCCAGGACTGCTGGAGGTCAAGAGGGCAAGCAGGGATCAGTGGATACCGGAGGACATTTACGTTGACTGTTTTGAAGGACGGTCAATGCTCTGGTTGATGGTAGAGGACGGAAATCCTGTCGGGTTTGGAGTTTTGCAGCCGATGGGTGACACTCTGCACATTTGGGCTGGATGGGGCAAGTTTCTGATGGGAGATGGTTTCCGTCATGCCCATGAGATTGCGCTAGCGGGTGGAGCGCGTAAAATCTCATTCGACAGCAATCGTCCTGGGTGGGCGAAGATAGCAGGCAGATACGGATTTCAGCCTGTCAAATGGATTGCAGAGGTGAAACATGGGTTCCAGAAGCAGACCGGAAGTAACCGAAACTAGGATTGATCCTAGACTTGTTCCGTTTGTCGAGCAGGGTCTACAGGGCGCTCAGAGTCTGTTCCAGACAGGGCAGATCCCTGGTGCGTTTGTCCCGCAGTTTTTTCCTGGTCAAACGTTTGTCGGGCCTTCTGACTTTACGACTCAAGCGATCCAGTCTGCTGCTGAACGCGCACAGGCAGGATCTCCGCTAGTCTCCCAGGCGCAACAGACCGTCCAGCAACTTGCTGCCGGTCAGAGTCCATTGGCAGCTACTGCAAGCGGGTCAATGCTCGGATATAACCCGTTCCTGCAAGGCACGTTTGCATCCCTGGCAAGACCGTTGGAACAACAGTTCCAGCAGCAGATAGGCAATATCACCTCGCAAGCCTCTCGCGCAGGACGATACGGTTCGGCTGCAATGGGGCAGATGCAAGCAGGTGCAGCGGAAGCTCTGGCATCCGGATTGTCCGGTTTGGGTGAGCGTCTAGGATTCCAGACCTACGGTCTTGAGCGTCAACTGCAAACCCAGGCACAACAGGCTCAACAGCAAGCAATGCTTCAGGCAGCGCAGCTTGCTCCTGGTCTTGCTGAACAGGATTACCTTGGAGCGCAGCGGTTGATGCAAGCTGGTCAGTTGCAGGAACAGTATCAGCGGCAAGCATTGCAAGACGCTATCAATCGATACAACTTTCAGCAGGAAGCTCCGTTCAGGGCACTTCAGCAGTACAGCGCGTTTCTCGGTGGTTTCCCTGCTGGTGCTCAACAAGCTGCACCTTCCTACACTAACCCTGCTGCTAGTTTGCTTGGTGGTGCTGCGCTGGTGTCTGCATTCAATCAACCGAGTCCTTCTAACACTACGGCATGAGGTGAAACATGGCTGATCCCGTAACTCTTGCCGCTATTGGGGCTGTCGCAGGTGCTGCCACTAATAAGAAAGATCCGATCAAGGGTGCGCTCATTGGAGCGACTCTCGGTTTCGGTGGTGGTTCTGTTGCTCCTGCTCTCATGGGTGGTTCTGCTGCTGGTGCTGGAGCCGCAGGTGCTGCCGGAACTGGTGCTGCTGCTGGAGGAACTTTCATCCCTGGTATGGCGCTAGAAACGCAACTGGCTGCTGCTCCTGCGTCACCCCTAGCAGGGTTCATGACCAAGGCAACGACTCCTGCAAGCCTTATGGCTGGCGCTCAGTTGGCTGGAGCAATGCAACCTAAAGCTCCTGTGGCACAGGCTATGCCGCTGCGTCCTGGTCAGCAGGTTCCGATCACACTCGATCAGATCCGCGCTATCGATGCTGGAATGTTCGACACTATCCCGATGGATCGCAGGATGATGACCATGCAAAGCAGGTTTGGGTTGCCACCTGTGCCATTCCTGCGAGATCTTGAGCCGATTGAATCGCGCAGACTGTCTCTGCTGTGAGGTGAATGATGGATGGAATCCTTGATCGACTGTTTCCGCAACCTCAGTATGTCTCTGGGTTGCTCGGAGATGAGTCGCAGATCGCACTTCAACAGGCTCGACAGCAGGGTCTGCTAGGTCTGGCTGCTGGTCTGTTGCAAGCCGGTGGGCCTAGTAGACAGAGAACCAACATCGGTCAGGCTATCGGTGCTGGACTCCAGGCTGGCCAACAGGCATATCGAGGTGCGCTGTCAGAGCAGATCCAAGGTCAGCAGATGGCGCTGAAGCTGGCTGAACAGCAGAGGTTGCAGCAGCAGCAACGAGCCTTGCAAGGCATCATGCCGCAGTTGATGACGACTGAGCGTCAGCAAGCACTAACTACTGGCGCACAGGCTGCTGATCCGTTGGCTGCGCTGATCCAGTCTGCCGAGGCAGGGACGCTAAATCGACCTGTGTTGAATCAGCAAGCACTTAATCAAGTATTTGCGCTGCTTCCTCCTGCTGCACAGAAAGACTTGATGGCTGCTCTTAAGACTCGTGTAGAGCTTGGGCAAGCTCCAAAACCAGAGTTTCGTGAGGTTGGTGGTGCGTTGTATGACGTTTCTGGAGGCGCTCCTAGACAAGTTGTTGCGCCAAAACCTGAAAAGCCAACACAGTTTACTGGTGAAGCTGCAACGATTGCGTTGTCAACTTTTGGCACTGCTGACCCGACAAAGTTGAATCCAGAACAGTTGGCCCAGATTCCACAATTGATACAAGACCAGAGGATGGCTGTTGCTGCTGCTGGACGACCATCTGTTGATGTTAAGGTTGGAGAGGGTGCAGCTAGTTTGTTGCTCAAGTCGCAGATTGAGCGAGTAAATGCAACTCAGACTGCTGCCGACGCTGCTGCACAAACCTTGCGAACGACTGCCGGCCTTAAACCATTGATCGAAGAAGGTGTTTTCTCTGGCCCGTTGAGTGGTCAAGCGACTGTTGTTGCGCGACTGGCAAGCTCTCTTGGTGTTACTGGACGTAATACGCAAGAGTTGTTGAACCGTACATCAGAAGCCATGCAGGGTCTTGCAAGGCTTGAGCTTCAGGCTGCTGAAGCGATGCGAGGACAGGGTGCTATTACTGAGAATGAGCGTTCATTGATTGCTCGTGCTGCCGGTGGCAACCTTGCGCAGTTTACTTCTGGCGAGGTTAAGACGTTGCTGAATGCGCTGGAAAAAACCTCTCAGTTCACGATTGGTTCGCATAGGCGTCAGGTTGATGCACTTCGCAAGATTTTGCCTGAAGAAGCTCGGCCATATGCTGATGCGTTTACAACTGATTATGAGATTCCTAAACCTTCTCAGGCTCCGTCTGGAAGGAGTCGGTGGTAATCATGGCAGACATTACTGTTACCTTCACAGACGGATCAACGCATCTGTATGAGAATGTTCCTGAGTCTGTAACTCGTGAACAGGTTATGCAGAGAGCATCAAAAGATTTTTCCAATCGAGAAGTTGTTGATGTAAGCCGTGTGTCTTACGCAGAAATGGGGCTTGGAGAAGTTGCGCTGCGTGGTGTCGCTGCTCTGCCTCGATCTGTTGGCAAGATGGTTGGTGATATTGCTTCTGCGGTGATGAGTCCAGTGCAAACTGGCAAAGCTGTTTTAGATGTTGCTGCTGGTACGTTGCAAAACATTTTGCCGGAGAGGTTGGTTCAGGCCATCGGAGAGGATCGCGCAGCTAGAGAAGCCGCAAGCCGTGTGGCACAAATGTATGCTGATCGGTATGGGTCTGTTGATGCTGTTAAAAAAGTGATTGCAACAGATCCAGCGTCTTTTATGGCAGACGTATCTACGGTGTTGACTGGTGGCGCTATGGCTGCTGGTAGGGTTCCGGCGGTATCTGGCGCTCTATCAACTGCTGCAAGCTATGTTGACCCTTTGTCGCTAACTGCCAAGGCTGCTGGTACTGGATTAAGAGTCGCTGGTTCTGCTGTTCCTAACATTCTTGGCATGACAACTGGTGCTGGCAGGGAGGCTGTTGAACAGGCTTTTCAAGCCGGTCGAGAGGGTGGTGCTAGGGCGCAGCAATTCACTGAGAATTTGCGTAGTCAAGTACCAATGACTGATGTTCTTGGTATTGCAAAACAGAACCTAGAGCAGTTTCGCGCAGATCGTGGTGCGATGTATCGAGCAAACATTGCCAACATACAGGGCGACAAAACTGTGTTGTCGTTTAGCGGAATTGATAACGCTCTGCAAAATGCATTCGACAAGGTAATGTTTAAGGGCAAAGTAAAAAACCAGGAAGCTGTTGATCGATTGAACGAAATCAAGACGATGGTCGATGACTGGAAAGCTCAGAACCCTGCTGACTTTCATACTGCTGAAGGCTTGGATGCTCTAAAGCAAAGTATCGGACAGGTGGTTGAGAAAGTTCAGCCTAGAACCCAAGCAGACATGGTTGTCAAAAATGTCTACAACTCCGTAAAGTCGGAGATCGTCAAGCAAGCCCCGACATATGCTAAGACTATGCAAGCATATACTGAGGCAACAGACCAAATTAGAGAAATTGAACGAGCATTATCGTTGGGTGACAAAGCATCTGCTGATACTGCGATGCGTAAACTGCAATCGCTGATGCGGAACAATGCTGCGACGAACTACGGCAACAGGTTGAATTTGGCTCGCCAGCTTGAGCAGCAGGGTGGTCAGCAGATGTTGCCAGCACTTGCTGGACAAGCTCTTGGTGAAATGACTCCAAGAGGTATCCAGAGGGCAACTGCTCCTATTGGTGGCATTGGTCTATATTCTCTCGGTGGCATTCCTGCTGCTGCCACTGGTGCGGCGATTTCATCTCCAAGAATTGTTGGTGAAGCAGCGTTTGGCACTGGTCAATTGACTCGAGGTCTGCTTGGTGCTGGTCAAATGATTCCAGAAGCAAACTATCCGGCCATTCTGAATTTGCTTTATCAATCTGAACAACTGAAAGAGCAGTAAACATGGCAAAGACTAAAATCTCTGAGTTCGATACCGATCCAGACCTCAACACAGACATCAACAGCATCAACATTGCTGAAGGCTGCGCTCCGTCTGGAATCAACAATGCAATTCGGACGCTGATGTCAGACCTGAAGGAATGGCAGTCTGGCGCACAGGACATCTACATTGCTCCAGCAGGAACCGCTGCTGCGCCATCCTGGACGTTCAACGGTGATACAGACACTGGTTTTTATCGGGTAACGGCTAATGAACTCGGTGTTTCTGCTGGTGGATCTGCTGTCGGTCGGTTTACCAGTGCTGGATTTGTTGGCAATGTCACTGGTAACGCTACAAACGTCACCGGCACTGTTGTTGTTGCTAACGGTGGAACCGGGGTAACGACTCTGGCATCCGGTCAGTTCTTGAAGGGTGCAGGAACTTCTGCTGTCACCACATCGGCAACTGTTGCTCTTGGTTCTGAGGTTGCTGGAACGCTGCCTATTGCCAATGGTGGGACTGGTCAGACGACTGCACTTGCTGCGTTTGATGCGCTGAAGCAGTCTGCATCGACCACCTATGTCGGCGCTGTAGAGCTTGCCACCAGTGCAGAAGTTCAGACTGGAACGGATACTACCAGGGCAATCACTCCGGATGCTCTGCGGCAAGGTGCGTTGGTTCGTGCTACCTCACAGGCAACCACTAGCGGAACATTTATTGACTTCACTAGCATTCCGTCTTGGGTGAAGCGCATTACTGTTATGTTGAGTGGTGTTAGCACCAATGGCACGAGTTATGTTCTTGTGCAGATCGGTGATTCTGGTGGCGTTGAAACAACCGGGTACAAGAGCGGAGCTTCTTTCGGTGACAGTGCTGGAGCATTTGCTACATCAACAACAGGCTTTCTGCTTGATCCCAACAATCTTGCTGTTGCTTCCTATGCTCGACACGGTGTGATTACTATTGTCAATCTAAATGGAAACGAGTGGGTTTACGCTTCTAATATCTACGCTGAAGGTGGTCAGGTTGTCGGTGCTGGTGCTGGATCTAAAACTTTGTCTGCGACACTGGATCGCGTTAGGTTGACAGCAACAAACGGAACTGATGCGTTTGATGCTGGTTCAGTTAACATCATCTACGAGTGATTGTCATGAGCGAAGTAGAACAACTCCGCGCTCACGTTGAGAAACTTGAGCAGAAGGTCGACAGTCTCAACGACAGTATCAAAGACCTTGCAGAAGCCTGGAGAACCGCTCAGACGCTGGTGGCGTTCATGAAGTGGCTTGCAGGTATCGGTGCTGCTTTGCTTGTCATGAAAACAGCCTGGGATAATTGGGTGAGGTAATGCTTGATCCAGTTACCCTGCTTGCCACAGCAACTGCGGTTTTCAACGGTCTTAAAAAAGCAGTTGAGATTGGCAGGGAAGCTGAAGATGTATTCGGTCAGCTAGGGAAATGGGCTGGTGCTGTTGCTGATCTGCAAGAGTGGATCAGGACAGAGGAGGAGAATGCCAACAAGCCTCCTCCGATCTTCAAGAAACTGGTGTGGAAGAAATCAGCGACTGCTGAAGCATTCGACACCTATGCTGCCAAGATCAAGATCCAGCAGATGGAGGAAGAGATCCGGCATATGTTCACTCTGGGTGAACTGTGGTGGCTCGGAAAAGAAGGGTATAACGAGTTCATCATGATGCGCCGAGGCATAAAAGAAAAGCGTGAAAAGATGATCTACGAGCAGATTCGTAGACGCAAGAAACTGATCCGCATGAGTGCAGATGGTATTTTCATCAGCATTGCTTTAGCGATGGGCGGCATCATCATTTATCACATGATTGCATTCATCGTTGAGAAAATGGAATGACCAACGAAGAAATCGAGGTCAGAGTTTGGGCAGTTATCACTCTGTCACTGACCGGCATCCTTGTTGTTTCTGTGCTGACGATCCTTGGTGGTGTGCTGTTTGTCGAGCATGACATGGAGAGGATCAGTCCAATTGATGAAGCATTCCTCGCTATCCTGAAAGATATTATGTTGTTGTGTATCGGCGCGATTGGTGGTGTTGTAGGCCGGAAATCATTGTCATCAGCACTGGAGAAGCGCAATGCTGCCAGCAATTAGTGCCTTGCTACCATTTGCAGGGAAGATTCTAGATAAGGTCATCCCAGATCCAGAAGCTAAAGCCAAGGCTCAAGCAGAGCTTGCGCTGATGCAGCAAAACGGTGAGTTAGCAAAGATGGCTAACGAAACCGAGTTGTTCAAGGCAGAGCAGAATAATCTGACAGAACGGCTCAAGGCCGATATGGGCAGCGACTCATGGCTGTCCAAGAATATCCGACCGATGACGTTGATATTCATCCTTGCTGGTTACTTTACGTTTGCGATGATGAGTGCATTCGGCAAGGACACCAACCAGAACTATGTCGAGCTTCTTGGTCAGTGGGGAATGCTGATCATGAGTTTCTATTTCGGCGGCAGGACTCTGGAAAAAATCATTGACATGAGGGCTAAAAAGTGAAGGGAAACTTTCCGCAGTGTCTGGATTTTGTGCTGCATCACGAGGGGGGATACGTTGACCACCCGAAAGATCCTGGTGGGATCACTAACCTTGGATGCACAAAGGCAACCTGGGAGAAGTGGTGTGGTCATCCTGTCAGCGCAGAAGACATGAGAAACCTGTCACCTGCTGATGTCATGCCGCTCTACCGACAGAAATATTGGGATGCGGTGAAAGGTGACGATCTGCCAACCGGGATCGACTACTGTGTGTTTGATACCGCAATCAACAGTGGGCCTGGGAGGGCTGCAAAGTTCCTACAGGAGGCGATTGGTGTCACTGCTGATGGAGCTATCGGGCCGGTCACAATGAAGGCTATAAACGATGCTGATGCGCGTCAGGTCATCGATGCTTACTGTGCTGCGCGGCTGAAGTTTTTGCAGGAACTCCCAACCTGGGACACATTCGGTCGAGGTTGGGAGCGCCGTGTCACTGATGTTCGCCGGCAAGCGTTGCTGATGCTGCATCCGTGATTGCTCGGATGTGATAGCAGTTGCATTTGTTGCACAGATAGATTTCAGCCTGATCCAACACCAAAGCAAGCTCTAGGGATTGCTCTGGTGTCTGGCAGTCTGGCTCAAAAAGGTGGATCGTCATCGTAGTCTGCCTTTGGTTTCGGTGCTTCTTTCGGTTCAGCCAGCATAGCCCATCCATCCCATCCAACCGGGACAGCGTTGAGCTTGAGACTCAAGCCTTTCTGGGTCTGGATGACTGATCCGATCTTCATCCAAGACTTTTTCTCTGAACCGTCTTTAGCGGTGTAGGTTCCAGTAGCCGCGACAACATCATACTTTGCTGGCATTCAGTTTCTCCATTGCTTTGTTGACTTCATCCAAGAACTTCTGCACTCCTTCTTCCAGCTTCTGGATCTCCTCCTTCTTGGGTTGGAACCGCACTACAAACAACTGTAGATGCTCCGGGACTCTAGGATCAAACGATACAAAGTCCACCCATTCTCTGCCTGTGCAAGCCAGTTGAGCAAGCATCTGCTTGTGATATTTGGTTGGGACTTTGCCAGCCATCAAGTAGTCGATGTGCGTTGTCGAGTTTGGACACTTGATCTCGACCAGTCCATCCTCGACATAGCCATCCGGTGATGCTCCAAACCAATCGATGGTTGGATGCTTGACGAACGGAGCGTCTGAGACAAACGAGTCACCCGCTAGTGTGGCCTGATACACCACACGCGCTAGAGGCTCTGTATCAGTTCCCCATTGCATTGCTGCATTTGTGAACGATTCCTGCTGCTGGCCTGTCAGACGCTCTGTGACAAGCTGTACGAGGTAGTTCCTACGGGCTGCGGTATCTGGGCCAGCCAGAGCATCCGATACCCTGGATGCGGTGACTGACCCGAGTCGCGCAGCAAACCATTCTGGGCTGCGCTGTTCCATCACTTAATCTCCATCAGTTCAGCCTTACGCTTGTTCTTTGCTTCCTCCAACACAGCAAGAGCTTGCTGATCACCCTGAAACTGTTTGAATGCTTTGGCATAGCAGGACTTAAGGTCATCCATCGACTGAGTGTTGAGGATGATCTGAGCAATCACATCCGGGTTCAGCGCGTCATGTTTTTTTATCTCATGATGATGCGCGTCTGCGTCATTATCTCCTTCTGTTGGAATAGCAAATGCTTGAAATGCTGCGTATTTGTATGCGGCAGACATTGCCTTGTTAGTGGCTTTGTCAGCAGAGTCCATTGCTTCACCGAATGTCCTGACGATGTGCTTGCTTCCGTCTTCAGCGCAAACAAAGTCGAACTCTGCCTCAACCGTCACATTGAATAGAACACCACCTTTTGCGCTGGCACGTTCTACGCATTGACGCGAAAGGATGCGAGGAAGAATGCACAGCCCATGTTTTGCAAGCAACGGTGCTAGCGCATTGTAGACATCATCGATCCCGCGAAACGAATATCCCTGTTGCTGGTTCTTGCGATCCTTTGTGATTCCGGTTTGAGCTAGTGCTGCCTGTACTGCATTGATTGCTTGATAGACCTTCATTGTCTGTCCTTTCCTGTAGTGGTTTCCAACCGTGTTTGCGCCATGTAATGGTTACGTCTGTTGCGGCGCTGCTACGCCAGACGAAGTTAGGGTCCAACAGGCTCATGCTGCCAGTGCCAGCCAGAACAACAGCATCAGCAGCGAGAACGCAATCGACCAGCCCAGAGCGTCGATCACCTTCTGCTTCAGGTCGTCCATCTCCTGGTGGCGCTGCACTTCGTACTCCCAGCGATCTTGATCGTTTTCCATTGTGTGCTCCTGTTAAGGTGAAGCCAGTGTAAGGCAGTCTTTTTCAGTTGTCAAGCGATTGTTAGTGTGGTGTAATGCGAACAGGAGGTAACACAATGAACGTTCCCAATGCTCTCGACTACGCTGCTGCCATCTTGGGCGGCAAAGGCAAGCTCTGTCTTGCTCTCAAACTCCACCGACAGAACCTCTATAGCTGGAGGAAGGCTGGCAAAGTCCCGCTACCCAGGGCGCTCCAGATCGAGGAGTTGACTGGTGGCAAGGTTCGCAAAGAGTGGCTTGTTCCGGGGTTTTTCAATGACAACACTGACAGCACGAAGCAAGTGGCAGCTTGAAGGTGACGGTTACACCGTGGCCATCGTCGAGCATTACAACGGCTTCACCAAGCGCAAACACGATCTGTTTGGATGTATCGACATCCTAGCCATCGGCAACGGTGAGACGCTGGCAGTGCAGACCACCAGCAAGTCCAACATGAGCAGCCGCAGACACAAGATCCAGGACTCTGATGCATACCCTGAGATGGTTCGCGCAGGGTGGAGAGTCCAGATTCATGGCTGGTACAAGGAAGGCAACCGCTGGCAGTGCAAGGTGGAGGAACTATGCTGATCCCGCTGACAAACGAGGATGCCCGTAGGAGGGCTTTAGAGGCTGTCCAAGCCGCGAAACCGGGTTGGGTGGTGTCGATTTCCAAACCCAACCGTTCAACCGCTCAGAACTCGCTCTATTGGGCAGTCTTGCAAGCGATCAGTGAGCAGGTCATGCCTGGAGGACAAGGGCATCATCCTGATACTTGGCACATCTACTTTAAGACTCTGTTCCTGCCTGGGAGGATGAAAGAGCTTCCAGGTGGTCAGATGGTCGAACTGGAGCCGACAACGACAGGGATGACGACCGCGGCATTCTCGGAGTATGTGGAGCAGGTGATTGCATGGGCAACGGAGAGAGGCTTGACTTGGACGGAATCCTTGTCTGCGATGCGTGTGGAGAGAGACACGATCATGCAGTTGCCAAGTATTTACCAGACGGAACGATAGTCGGTCTGCACTCCAGGGCATATGTGTTGTTTTGCGAGGCTCAGTTTGTGTTGCGGATGAAAAAAGAACGCAGGAGAGCCTACCTGGAGCTAGTGGAGAAGGCTCGCGGAATGGGTGGTCGAGAAGCGTTGCAAGCTGAAATCATGAGGTGGCATCGTGTACAGAAGTAAACCGTTGTTGAGAGCAGTCGCCAGTCTGCCTTGTCAGTTGTGCGGCAAGGAGAACGAGACTCAAGCTGCTCATGCGAATTGGGGCGAGTACGGCAAAGGCATGGCAATGAAAGCGCATGACTGCTATGTCGCGGCTCTGTGTGTGTCTTGTCACCACAACATTGATCAGGGATCGAAACTCAACTACGGAGAGCGGAAGGAACTATGGGAAGCAGCATGGAGAAAAACGATACTGGTGTTGTTCGAGCAAAACTTGGTAGGCACAAAGTGAGTCTGCCGGACTCATTGCTTGACCTGATTGTGTTGGTGCAGAGGGAGCCTATGACAGCCAAGGAGCTTGCAAGGCAGACAGGTCTGTCTGTTGAGTTCTGTCGGTCGATTCTCAGGCGTATGCACCAGAGAAAGATGCTCTACATCGCTGATTGGGAAGTTGTCCTAAACGGCAGGATAAAGCTGCCTATGTACCGGTTTGGACAGGGCAGAGACTTGCCTAGACCACCCAGGGAGCCAAACACACTGGTCAAGCGTCGGTGGAGGGAGAAGGAGAAGGCAAGGCAAGCGTTTGACCCGTTTTTTGCAATGTGTCGATAACAGGAGCGATAGATGAAGAAGCTGATAGCTGGATTGCTGTTGACTGTCTCCACATTGGTTCATGCCAACTGCATGACAACCACCTACTTTGTCAATGGCAGAGTGGTGATGTGTACCACCTGCTGCTACGGGGGGATTTGCAACACAACCTGCTTCTGATGTAAGATTGCTCTGTTGGCGTGGAAACCGACAGAAGAACCCTTGCTCATGCATCCTGCCCAGTCTCTCCGGTCTGGGTTCCTACCAGGGTGCAGTAGCAAGGGTTTTTTCATTTCTACGGCCAACCGCACTCCGAGCGAGATCAAGAGCCTGCATGGGCTGCGCGGAAGAAAACACCGGCCAATCCTCACCCGAATTGTTGCCGACCAGCCTGTCTGCTAGGGACTGGTGTAGACGCTTGGGACAGCGGTGGTAGACCACCCAGGCATCGAAACAATAGCAGCCTCCGGGTACTCTGGTTCTAGCACTAGATGCTGAGAATGGGAGAGGTAGAGCAAAGAATGTTGCGCTCCACCCTGGGGGAACTATGTCTAAACAGATATAGAGCTATAGACAAGCACAGATCAATAGAAAAATATCATCGCTTATCGAGCAGTGAACGATCTATGCTACGCATTCCAAGGAGCAAACATGAAACCAGAAGACGTTACACAAGAGTGTTGGGAATACTTCCTACAACACAGGAAGTTCAAGAAAGCGATCGTCACTCCCAGAGTGATCAGCATGATCAGGGCAGAAGCTCACCAAGCAGGATGGACGCTAGAGCAAGCACTAGATCACATGGTGCTGATGGGCTGGAGAGGCTTTAAGGCTGATTGGGTTGAGAGGAAGAAGCAAGACCTGTGGGATCAGCTTACAGGGCGCAATGTCATCGACCTGGAGGATGTGCGATGCAAAGCTATAGCGAACGGTTGATCGAGCGGTTTGGACTGCTCTGGGGAAAGCAGAAGGTCTTAGCTCAGTTTGGATCGACTCCAGGCGAGATTGCTGCTGCAAAAGAGGCGTGGGAGGATCAGCTTCGATCAACGTCACCAGAGGTCATTAAACGAGTCCTGGAGCATCTCAGGACAGATCCTCCAGATTGGCCACCGTCACTCGCGCAATGGATCAAACTCTGTCGGGATCACAACCGACCAGAACACAAGACTGCGCTACCACCACCGGCTAAAGAGATCACTCCGGAAGGTCAGAAGCTCATCCAGTCTGCTGTAGCACAGATCAGGACACCATCCTACGATCCTCTGCATTGGGCGAAGCATCCAAAGTCAGCACAGGCGATCTGGCTCCTGCGTAGAGGTGTCAAGGACGACACTAGGCTCAGAGACATCTGGGATCACCACATCGCTACAGACGGACGGGACTGCACTCCGGAGGCTAGGGGTCAACTGCTGGCTATAAAGGAAATCTATAGACCTGTCGCTGTCGATTAAAAAATATTTCAGCAAAACACAACACAAACAAGAAAGGCTGATGTAAAGTTTCACTCAGCAGCACACACAACCAAGGAGCAGAAATGAAGATTAAAGCATCAACCCTCGCCAAAGCTCTGGAAGCAATCGAGTGGGCAAACAACCAGATGACAAAGGATCGGCCAGACACTCTGTCGTTCTTGGCAACTCTGGATGCCAAAATCAACATCAAGGTGGTTCTGGAATCTTTGCAGGTAGAGGTCGAGGATGAGTACCTGCGTTGAGTGTGGATCTTGGTCATCCAAGACACTGGAAACAAGAAAAGACACTCGATACTGGTGGATCTGGAGAAGGAAGAAATGTCAGGACTGCGGAGCAACCTGGGCCACATACGAGGTTCCAGCGCAGTCACTGACAGCAGAAACGGCTAACCCCGATGGAAAACTGGAGCGAAGATAATGGAAATTGAAACCAGGATTCAAGGCATCCCATGCATCGTCAAGCTGGTCAGCTATGAGCGAGTCAATGGATCTTTCTCTCGCAACGCTGCATCGGATCTAGACTACTACGGATGGAGCGATGCAACTTATCAAGTGTGTGACCGCAGAGGTAGGCCAGCACCGTGGTTGGAGCGTAAAGCTACCGACAAAGACTGGATGAACATCGACATTCAGATGGATCGCGTTAGGGAGTATCAAAATGACTAAGCAACAAATAAAACAAATGATGCACGAGTCAAAAGCAATCGAATGGTTTAATTCTGAAAACATGGACTGGCTGGAGTATGTAAATGTATTTGATAGGTTTGCCAGCCTTGTTGTTGCTGCCGAGCGTGAGCAAATCATCGCCCTGAATGCGCCCGAGATTGAGCGCATCAACGAGTACATCAAAACGCTGGAGGAGGCGGTTGCTGCCGAGCGTGAGGCGTGTGCGAAGGTGTGTGAGCAGGCTGGGATTGATGGCTACGGGACGCTGGCAGCGGCAGCGATGATCAGAGCAAGGGGAGAGAAATGAACCAAGTTAAACAAAACCCAGAAGTAGAGCAATACAAAAGCCAAATTGAAAGGCAGTGCGTTGAGATGCAATGCACGATTGACCTGCTGAAGGCAACAGTGGAAACGCTGCATATGCGCCTCAAACCAGTTATGGCGGACGCACCAATGCGTACAGCCTCTAGTGAGGTATCGCCAGTTGCTTCACCGCTTGGCCTGTCCATCAACCAATACCGGCAGCAAACAACAGCCGTCATTGATGAGCTTGCCCACATTATTGAGAGCCTTGAGATATGACCGACCGAGAACTGATGCAGCAGGCGCTGATGGCGCTGGAAGAAGGCATGACAAGCAAAGAGTGGCGCGAACTGGTCAAAGCCCTGCGCGAGAGGCTGGCGCAGCCGGAGCAGGAGCTTGTTGCTGCGTTTGTCAAGAAAGATCAGCGCACATCCATCGGTGCATTGTTGAGGGACTGATGCAACAGGACAATCCAGAAACTGATTCCACACTGTTCTTCAGAACAATGGACACCTGTCCTATCAACAAAAAGGTGCAGTTGCTGAACCGGGCTGGCATATCAACAATCGACTGGTGGAACGGGACAGACCAATGGTTTGTCGGTTGGTTCCCGCTGCCAAAGATCCCAGAACAAATCAAGAAGGAGTTGTTTCATGGAAGCAGAAATTGAACAGACCTACAAAGGCATCCCAGAACAGCGATTGGTCGCAGCAGTTGTTGTCACTGCAATGCGAGACGCTTGCACCAAACCATTCAAACCATTCGGAGAAAAACACTTCAAACTGACATTTGACTGCTTAACCGCTCACGATTTTCTGTGGACAGATGCACTGGAAAGTTATCTGCACTACCTGGACATCGAGGTAAGTTACTTCCGAAAAGCACTTCTCAAAGCAATGGACAATGATACGGAGAAAAAGATTGGATCATTCACATCAGAAGACAGACGAGCATTCCGGTTCAATAAACGACTCTGGGATGCTCAACAATCCGGTGGATTGGTCAAGCCATTGGCTGACCCTGAATCAGATGACTGGAAATCTGTGGATCCAACTTTTGAGCAAAAACTACAACGAAGCTCAAAATTTGTTGGTGGAAATGGCAACACAAGCCAGACTTATGTCTCAGTTCCTCAAAATCCAGAAGGAGTCTGATCATGCCAACAATGTCTTTCGATGATCTGTATGTCCGAGTTGTAGGCTGGTCTAGGGCCAGACAGATCATCCCAAACTCAACCGCTAACGCTCAGTTCCTGAAAATGGTCAGCGAGATGGGTGAGCTTGCAGACGGTATTGCAAAAAAAGACGTTGCTCTCACGGCTGATGCTGTTGGTGATGTTCTGGTCTGCATGATCAACTTCTGTGAGCTTGCAGGGCTGGATATGGTTGATTGCTTGGAAGGTGCTTACAACGAGATCAAAGACCGGAAAGGCACTCTCATGCCAAACGGCGTATTCATCAAGGAGACAATTGTATGAGACTGCAAACCGACTGCTATGTGCTTCGCGGCATCACCTGGGTTCCGCATTGGATGAAGCCTGGAAAGTTTGTCTCACCGGGTTATGGTCGGCAACACATGGTCGAGATGACAGCGCAAGAGTTGCTGGTGAAAGGCGCACAAAAGCAACCAGAACTGCTGTTTCCGTCTGCAAGATAAATCTGGCACAATTGGGGCGCTCCTTCCTTGGGTGTCTCCCCGATTGTGCCTCCTGCGTGGAGGCACTTTTTTTGATACCAAAACGATTGCATTTTGTCTGGGTGGGCGATGAGTCCAAACGTCCAGACGCAGAGATCCAGTCTTGGATTGACAAGAATCCAACCTACAAGGTTAAGGTATGGGGCAACAGCGACCTGAAAGAAGGCTGGCTCCTTGCCAAGCATATGCGGCACTTCAGTCAGCGAGAGCTATGCGGTGTTGCCGACTGCATGAGGTGGGAGATCCTCTACAACCACGGTGGGATCGCACTGGATGCTGATAGTCTGTGCGTCAGACCACTAGAGGACTGGCTGCTGGAGCCGGATGTCTTTGCCTGTTGGGAGTCAGAGACAAAGCGTCCAGGACTGATTGCAAACGGTGTTGTTGGATCAGTCCCGCGCCATCCGTTCATTGGTCAGATCATCAAAGACCTGGAAACCGACACTCCAGGCGACAGGATGGCCTGGGAGTTCTCAGGGCCAGCACGAATCACTCAGACAATGCACGAGCATGAGTTCAGCGATCTCACTGTTTATCCGAGCCACTATTTCCTGCCTGAACACTTTGCTGGCTCCAGCTACAAGGGCAAAGGACAGGTATTTGCAACGCAGGAATGGAAAAGCACAAGAGGTGGCTGGAAATGAGATTTTTGGTCACATCAGCGATCAACGACGACGAAAGACGCTGCTATGAGCTTCTAGGAACGCTTGATAGCATCTGGAAGCGATTCCCGCTGTCCTCCATCGTCCTGACAGAATCGTCGCGCTATAGGCCCGATAAAGCCTTCCTAGAGGCTATCCCGCGCAGGGTGCATCTGGTTCCGTTCTGGGATTGCAATTTTATCCATGAGGCGCATGACAGTGGATTGCCGCTCGGATACGTCCAGAATGCAATTGAGATGGGGGTGATGATTCGTGCAATAGACTCTCTGTCTAATTGCATGAATTACAAAGTGAGTGGGCGCTATCAATTGACGGATGACTTCAATCCAGACGCGCACGATCAGTCTAAGTTTGTGTTCAAACAAGCAATCAGGACTGGATTCACGGTTGAGCAATGCGGCACAACGCATATGTTCATGACTCGCTGCTATGGCATTCCTGGTGCTCTCAAGTCGGTGCTAGAGTTAGCTCTGAAACGGTCTTTGGCGCTCCATCATGACAAGTGGAGGACTGGAGGCGCATTCGACATTGAGCATGGGCTATATGCTTTCTTACCGGATGAGTGCATCCAAGAGGTTGAAAAGATGGGCGTTATGGGTAGAATTGGTCATTCTGAGCA